TCAACTAAAACAGATCCAGAGGTCAATGAGTCAATAACAAGGGTAGATAGTATGGAATTACCTTGGATCAGCAAAGTTTGGATGTGCGAGCCAGCAGCCCTAACCACAGGCTTAAAAATATTCAGTGTTTCATAGGGTCTTAATTGGCAGACTGACACCGTTTTACCTCCATTTAAAAAGGGGGACCTTAAACGATCCCCCTTCCTCCACCTTAATCTAATAACCTTGGGTTAGAACGTTATTAGGAGGCTATATTAAAGCCGTTGATGACAGAAGTCTCGGTCGCCGACTGGACCCGGCCTTGATAATCTTTCCGAGAATAAGAACTCATTAACCATCGGTCATTCTGTGGCAAGTCTTGGATGACCCGAACTTTGATTGGTCGTCGTGTTCCGACAAAAAATCGCTGGCGGTTAACCAAAAGCAATCCAGTAAATGTACCAATGCCGGTATCAATGCCGGTAGCATCCAAAGTCTCAGGAAGATATTCACTAATGATTACAGGGACTCCCAGGGCCACACCTAAAACTCCGGTAAGATTCGTGAAGAGAGTATTTCCGAATTTTTCGGCCGTACTGAACACTTCAAGGCCTACCATCTGGTGATAAGCAGAGGCACTAGCAATCCAAGCGAGAGCCTGTGGATTGACAGTAAATTTACCGCCCTGCTTTTTCATCGCCTTCATTCCGGCATCGGTTAGGGTGCCAGTGAAATCATACGTTCCACCGAAAGCTGAATTGTCAGTACCGAGTTTTCGCAGGCCATCCCATGCTTTACGAGCGTCATCTGCGTTGAGTGCAAGTGTGTCTGCTGCATTGCCATTTATGATGGCCGTTTCGTAGGCACGCTCTTGAGCCAAGACAACATCATCACGGACAGTTGGCAGAATTGCAGGGGCAGAATCCTCATTCATTTCTTCTGGCACGATTTCAAATTGTCCCAGTTTTGTAGCTGAAAATTGTAGCTGCCCACTTGGGAATTGCGCTTCAGTTATAGTGGTATTCTCGCCGATGATGCGTGCTGTGGTGGTGCCATCTTGCGTTGGGTGGTTATAAGGGTTAGAAGGCATGGGCACATCTTTAAAGAGGCCGGTAACTTTTCTCTCAAGCTCGAATTCAGCCATATATGAGCTGGCCGTAATCGTATTGATCCACAGTGGATTGCCACCAGTAGTATAAGCCTTAGTCATCGGGAGCATAACTTCTTTGCCAAAGTTGGATGCTTCGATTTCTTTGGTCAAGTCAGCTACTCGATCTTGAGAATCAGCCCTGCCGATGATGTCAGTTTTGCCGCCATAAAACATAACGCCAATAGCTCTGGCAGTATCAACGGTCTGCTTTAAATTGATGACTTGGTGCTTAATTTCTTCGGGCACATACTTGAATTGAGGGGCGCAGGTATTGACTTCTAGTAACTGCTTTACATTTTGACAATGAAAAGCTTTGAGGGCCTTAGACTCATCGCTATTTGACTTGCTGCCGACAACGGGGCTGTTGATAGCCGATTTTTTCTGTGTCTCGATTTCTTTTTCAAGTTCACCGATACGATTCTTTAGTTGCTCTGCTGCTTTTACTTGCTCATCCATCTCTAAATCCCCTTAGTTTAAAACCATTAATTACAAATATTAATTGGCTAAAAGGGGCCGATGGCTGCGCTGTGTTTTTGGCGATTAAGTTTTAATACCCTATTGATCGTAATATTTTATCGCAATGAGCATGGATATCGTCAACTAGTTTTAGTTTTTTGCTTTTTTCCTCTTCCTCTTCTTCTATCTCTTTCGGCTTTTCTTCTTCTTCCTCTTCTTCTTCCTCTTTCGGCTTTTCTTCTTCTTCCTCCTCTTCAACAGGAGGCTTCTCTTCTTCCTCTTCTTCTTCTGTATCCACCTTTTCTACTTCGGCTTTATCTAGTTTTTGGCTCATCAGCTTGATTTCGCTTATGACGCCAGATAGGAGGATATTTGTTTGTTTTACTTGGTCGAGAAGCGGTGAAGTAGCTGCCTCTTTTGGCTGGCTATCAATAATCTCGGCGGCCTCTTCCGGTGGAGGGGCATCTTCTGTGGCCTCTGCAGGCAGCGCATCTGCTTTTTTAAACTTATTAACGATCTCCACGAGCTGGCTAGTGTGAGTCTCGCCATCGTCTTCGTAGATGCTCAATTCACCCATGCATGCTTTCCTAGCCACTTCATATGGCAAGTCTGACAATGCTTTCGCCGACACATTAAAAAGGCTGCGCTCGGCCATGGGTAGACTGACAATTGAGATTTCCAGAAGCTCGGCCTCCTTAATCACGTTGACTTTGGTGCCTTCCACCTCCTCCTCTGCAGCAGTTTTGGGGTCAAACCCAACAGAGAAGGCCCGGAGCACCCCATCTTTAACCAAATCCCTAATGCGAGAAACTTCGGGATGATCAGAATCAGATATCTTGGCTTTTACAAATAGCCCGTCTTCATTCATCTCAATTTTGACAGCCCGCCCCACAGGATTATCCCGGTCATGGTTGAAAAGTATGATGCCGTTGGTCTGGAAATTTTCCAGCTTCCACCCTTTTGGGTCAATCAGGTCATTGCCTCGATCTATAAGGAGCTTCTCGCCTTCTTTGTAGCGATTAGCAAAGCCCTCTACAAAGACAGACCTTGTATTGTTCTTCCTGCTGTAAAAACTAACCTTAGTATCAGCGCCTGAGCTGCTAATAAATTTCATTATTAAACTCCATTAGTCTAGGTCTTCGATAAATATCATATCACACCGGCAGTTGATCCTCTCTTGGGGCACAGCGGCAGGGTCTAATGGGAATCTGATCACGTTACCGGCTCCTGTGGTCCAAGTGCCATCCTTTCCGGCATCTTTGTTATTGAGCGAATCATGATCCCCCTGACTACCTCCCTGCGGCCTCACTCGACTATCCCCTGCTGTGATCCATCTCTTTTTAATATCCCCTACTATAGCCTGTGCGTCCTTATAAGCAGCCTCCCTTCCTAGCATAGTGGCCATGCCTACCTCAGTTCTAGCAATCCTCTCTGCCATATGCTCTGCGCCTCTATCGAAAAAATCAACGATCGACCTAGTGATAGCGGTGATAGAATTGTTTGCTTTAAACCCGTCTTTTATTTTCCTTTGCACCGTATCCGTCTGGGTTTTGTTTAATGATGAAAAGGTGTCAAGGCCCCTAGCTTTCAACAGTGCCCGCCTATCCTCTTGAGTGTTCATCGCCTGTATATCTGCAGCCTGCTGCCCCTCAAATGAAGCTGCGACTATGTTTTGATGGCCAGCATCGGCAACGGGCTCATTGATACCAGCATATTTTTCTGCATAATCGTCCTTAAAAGACTCCATTTCTTTAGCAAGGGCCTTATTTATAGCTGCTAAAGCTTTGTTTAGTTCGTCATCTGCATCTTTTGTTTGATCCTCATCAGCTAGCGGCAATAACTCGGCTTGCATGATTGGAATCAAAAGCTCCAAATATTTAGAAAAGAGGCCTTTCGCCAAGGTACCCATCTGCTCTTTTGGTTTTTCCTCCTGATCTTCCCTCTGTTTTTTCATGATCAAGATCGCTTCTTTAGTTTCGCCATCCATCAAAGCCCTGACCGGTTCATTATCGCTGGGCCGCTCTGATTCTTCTATTGCCGGTGGCGGCTCCTCCTGGCGACCTCTGGCCTGTGTCCCAAAAAGAAGATCCCCATCCGGGTGCGGGTCCATTTTGAAAACCCTTTTCCTGGCTTCATTAGGAGTGAGCACCCCAGACTTTACCAGCCGATCAGCCAGCTCTGCTTTCTTAATTTCATCATCTTGGAGTGCTTCCACAGACGAGAGATCAAAACGGATCTCAAATTCTGGTCCTAGCCGTTCCCTAAAATGCTTATTCAAAACCCCTTCGATAAATCCCATGGTTGGTTTCAAAGTGGTTAGCCAAAAATTCCTCAAAGAGAGGCGCATCTCTTGAGAGCCCAGCCCGCCGCCTGCCTGTATTGATAGTTCATGTTTTGGGATGGCCAGCAAGTTAATCAGAGTCTCACGATTACTGTTTATATATGTTATGAGCTGCTGATCGGCGAGCGTTGTGGTGATCGGGACCGCCTTAACTCCCTTCGGTGTGACCAAGGGCCTTCTTTGATTTTCCCGGCCACCATAGGCCTTCTCAAAGCTTCTCAGCATCCTAAGAGCCGATTTTTCATTCACATCGGCATCCATCTCCAAAGCTAATTGTGGAGTGGCTCCTTTTAAATAAAACGAGTTTAGGAATTCTGAGCTGTATTTGTTAAATAGGATTGACTGTCGACCCGGGATAAATGGACTGAGGCCCCACCAATTATTTGAGGGGTCCGGCTTCATTGCATGCATCACATCAGTCACATTAAATGGGATCAAGCCAGAGCCATCACCACTATTAGGCTCGCCCTCAAATACATATTGCCTCACTACTCCGTCAGCAGCTTCAAAATGTGGCTGGATTCTCTCGAAGGGAATATTGTGCAAAGTGTCAGTCTTCGGAGCATGATAAACCAGCCCATTTCCACCCAGAGTTAAGTCAATGACCCAGTTATAGGTCAGGGTGTTTTGTGATTCACGAGGATTCGGGTGGTCCAGCAATTGCTGCAGCTCATGGTCATGGGCGGGCGTGGAAATAGTTTCTCCATCGATGACTTTTTTATGCATAACTCGAAGCTGCTGATTAGATATTTTGGTGGCGACTAGATTATTTACAATAAAAACCCAATCAGACTGATAAAGCAGGGCCTTCAGTTGGTACCTATCCATATTCAGAGATGGTCGATCTGCCCATAAGCCAGAGCCATCACCATCGCCCCATGCCATCTGACTAGAATCCAGATTTTTCTTCCCATAAATTCTTTTCACCACCTCCCTAACGAAGTGATCCGAGTCTTTCTGCTGCCTATCATCATCAATCATTTGCCCGACCTCACCGTTTTGATTGTTTCGATCCAATCGCCGTAAATATCATCATCATCCTCAATCATCTCATCGTAAAAAGTTCTTAGAGGAGTTTTGTTTAAGTCACCCAGCGATCTAAACTCCACTTCTATATCAGCATAACGCCTCGCCAGCTTCCAAGCCAGCATTAGGGAGCACACCATGTCGTCATGAGATCCCTGAGCCGCTTGAAAGCTCATATGCCCTTGCTCGGTGACATCCATTTCATAGCTCTCAAGCTCGGCCTTAAGATCCGAACAGTTTGGTATCGCTAGCCTTGACTGTTCGAAGGCAGTTATCAGATTGCAGACTAGCTCTGATTTGGATTGTCTGGAAAAATGCTGCCCCTCATAAACTAAACCCGTGAGAGCTAACTGATCCTCTAGGGCGATTCCTACCCCGGTTTTGTCATGAGAGACTTTAACCACATCATGAAAAGCCTGAGTAAACCTAAGAAGCTGCTTTATCTGATCCGTGTAACTTAATCCTTTGAGTTTGAGGATGCCGACCACCTTAGCTGGCTCTGCCTCATAATCAATAGCTGTATAAACCGTACTATCATTGCTTTTTTCTTTGCCTCTAGCCCAGTCAGCACCGATGACGACGCTACATTCACTAGCCCTCTTATCAAACCAGACCGCATAAGGACCCACAGCAAGCTCAAAGGGCTGCCCAAATAGACATCCTATGACATTAGTAAATGTGCTGGATTCATCTAACCACTCCGCAAGGTAATACTGCCTAAACAATCTATCCGGCAGCCTGATTTTGGCATCAGCAATGACATCTTTGCTAATAAAAGGGTTTGCTGATGTCGGCGCAGTAAAAAAGATGCTCTCTGCTCGGCGGTTATTCAGCTTTGCCAGCTCCATCTCGTTTTGGGCTTCCATGCACATCCTGTAAAACCAATTTCTGCCTACTGGTGTGCTCGGTACCAGAAACTTACCCATGCCCACTGAACGGGTCCTGGTGACTGTCGTCCGGGCAGAGTAGTAAACCTGCTCACCAACTTTTGCGGCCTCATCAAGCACATACCCATGGATCTGATGGCCCTCTAGCTGCTCTGCATTTTGAGCGTGCACAAATTTACACAGCGCCTCTATTGATGGCATCTCAATCTGCATAGAAGACTTACGCGCTTTTGTATATTGCTTCGGGAGTATGGCTTTGAGATTGTCAAATCCAATGACCGACTGTGAATAGTAGGGAGCCACCCAGCGCCACTCTGTTTTTGGATGTCTAGGCATTGCGGCACCTAGGGCAACGCTGCAGGCGAGGGTATTGTGTGTTGGAATGAGCCCCCGACCGATCAGAAAAAGGTGAGTCTTGTTTTTGACCCTGATGCATCTCACAGGCACGCTAGGAACAGGGTTAACCTCCACAATTGTCCTTTGCTTTGCTTTTGATGATACTTCCCTGATTCTTTCTAGTTTTCTTGGGAGCCTAAACACGGGTAGATCTGTTGTGAAATGGACCCGGTAGCATTTTTTGTGCCTCACTCCACCATTTAGCTGGCCATATCTTTCCTGACGATTGCACTTGATGCCCAAAGACACAGCAAGGGCCTCTACACCGTCCGCCAGGTCCTTATTTGTGTTATCAAAGCAACAGTCGCCCCTTTTAGAGATAGTCCCGTCAGTGTCCATTAGGCCTGCTAGGAGTGACAACCGATCATCTGCCCATGACATCAAATATTCTGGCGGTATAAACTTGTTTAACAATAGATCCAAATTTCTAAGAGCTGGCATCAAGCCATGGATTCCCCAACTGTTGGGATGCTTGGATTTTTTGACCACATAACCGGCAGATCTGATTTCCTCGATTATGGGCAGATCAATATTGGTGAAAGTGCCGCCATGCTTCGAGCCATCGCCCAGCCAGCAGCCCAGCACATAGGGAGCAATCTGCAGATTTTTTGGTGGGAGATTCACGGGGCCAGAAACCACAGGGATGGCATGATTGGCTCTAAGCTTGCCGCCAACCATAACCTCAAGAGTCTCTGCAATTTCTTCTGTGGTCCGAGACTCTGGTTTGCAGGCTGTGGATTTGCACCGATCTTTTTCGCTCTTTGCCCTCGCCATGTTTTTCCTGGCTGCGTGTGTGGTTGTGACCCAAACATGCTCGGCATCAGCTATGATTTTGTTGCCATCGGAAAAAACCACCTCATAGCATTTATGGTTGTGCATAGTGTCGGTGACAAATTCAACTTCCGTCCTTTTGCCGTGCTCAGTGAAGACAAAATCGCCTTCTATGAGATCCCCGAAATTGCGCCAGCCCTTGGTTGTGAGTATAGGGGTGTCTATATGGCAGGCCTTCCCAAACTTAGTTCCACAACTAACAAAGACCTCACTTGGCCCGTTTGGATCTAAAAAAGAACTCATAATTTTTCGTTGAATATCGCTGTGTGGTGGTGGGAGTGATATCGTAACTTCTGGCTGTTTCTTCTGCATGTTTCCATAGGCCTCTTCTGATTTGTTTGGCTGATCCAAGTTTGAATCATACAATACTTCGGAAGAGGCTATTTAATCACTCCTAGCCTTTTACATCTGTTTACATCCCCATAAACCTCTTTGCCTATATTCTTTGCAGTGACCACAACCCACAATAAGAAGGCGAAGAAAAAAAAAGAACCTTCATTGGAACCTCATAAACAAAATTTGCTACGGCAATTCGTCGGAACCTCTTTTCTGCTTCTTATAACTGCCAATATCTAGTTCTCAGTTTAAAAAGAAGGCACCAATAAGAACGGATCTATTCATTAAGCCACCAGCCCCCTTGCCTGATCTCGCTCCCTGCACTGTTTCGCTGCGCTCCACTCTCGCTGCGCTCACTTTAACACTCACTGCGTTCGCTCAACACTCACTGCGTTCGCTCAATGCAATTAAATTCTTTTTTTTAGGGGTCTTTGTGTGTTTGAGTGAGCGTTAGCGAGTGGTGGGGGGTTTGGGGGTTTACCCCCAATGCAACCTGTTTCTAAGAGTAATAAGGGACTAAACAAGCATTTTGTGTCAAGTTTTTATCTCGAAGTAGCTAAAATGAGAAGCACTTAATTATCTGAAGTTTAGAAAAATCGAGCCATTTTGGTACCTAAACAGACAGTATAGCAAGCTAGTAGCAAAATTCGTTTACCATAGAGATTACAAGGCCTTAGTGTTAAACAAAATTTGCTACTAGTGGCATCAAATCTTAAACCATCCAATGATTTTATGGCGACAACTACACCCATCATCCTTCTGATAAATCCCCCAGTGTCGACACCACTCGACAGCATCAGGCACCCATCCCCATTGGCTATCAAAATCAGTCCGTAGCTGCTCAGGAATCCTCTCGCACCAAGGCCATCTCCTACCACTCAGATTGTAGTAAAAATCGTTCATCCCCCACATATTGCCGGGAAGGCGATGCTCTGGTGGTTTTGGCAGGGGCTCAACTGGCCTTGTGGGTATGGGTGGTTTTGGCGGTTTTGGCAGGGGCTCAACTGGCTCAACTGGCTCAACTGGCTCAACTGGCTCATCTGGCTCCTTTGGATCTTCAGTGGGTGGCTCATCATTTGGTGGTGGATCTTCGTTTGGAGGATTTTCTATAGCTGGACCGCCGCCGCTTAAGCCTCCTCCTTTTTTGGGTGGCTTTGGTGCTGCTATTGGGCCTCTGATGGGCGGCTGATTCTCTGCTGGTGGTGGTGGGTCTTTAACAATAATCGTTTTGTCTTGTCCACAGGATATTAAACAAAACAACAGAACAAAGATTCTCATTTTTCTTCCTCGATAGGTGATGAATAAGGCACAGGCTCAAATTTGAACCTAAATGCATCATGCCCCAATCCCTCGATAGCTAGTGCAAAAAATAAACTAATTGCAACATAGATGACAAATAGCAAGCTCAGGACAATAACCAAAGCATCATCAGAATTTTTCCCATCCATACCTACCTCCAAATTATTATTGTGATATAGGTATTTTACATCGGATTTAGACACGGAAATCATGGGGGCGACAATGAGCAGCAGAGGGGGAGGGTAGTTTTTATGGGGGACATGTGCACCGGGAAGATGCTCCGTGACGATCAGATAGACAGAAATAATGGGGCAGAGCTAAGCAGGGGTGAAAGCTAATGGCTTTAGAGACTTTAAAAGGTGTTGAGAAAATTGGTGGGTTTGAGATTGGTCATGCAGAAAAAGCTTGGGAAGACGAAGATGGCAATTCAGGAATGGAGGATATTGCTAACTTCAATAATAAGTTTATCACTGCCAACCATTCTACCAATCACATTGGCTTTCGAATCCAAGATGGGCCGATCAAGAAAAACGGCGTCAACGGCTGCGATATTAGTACCATTATTGAAGCCGCAAAACTGATGCTAGTCGGGATAAATAAGAAAGAAGAATCTCACTCGCCTCACAAGAGCAATGCAATAGCTCATCTCTTTTCGGCTATGTCTTGTCTTGAGCATGATATTCTAGAATGAAGACGAGAAAGATTGAAGCGCACAATGCATGATGACAAGTAAAGCTTAGTTTTTTATTCCGGTGTAGCTCAGTTGGTAGAGCAGATGACTGTTAATCATCGGGTCGGTGGTTCGAGCCCACTCCCCGGAGCTTTTATTGGTAGGTGGCAACATGGCAATGCACCCGACTTACTAATCGGGCATAATGTGGGTTCGAATCCCACCCTACCAGCCATTATTTGTCCAGTGTCTCCGCAAGATCGACCGCTATCGAACTACCCATCAACTACCCATCAACTACCCATCAACTAGAAACTGCCCTTAGTAAGGCTCCACCACAACATTAGAGCGCTTTCGGTACTGATGCATAGTGATTCCATACATTATTGATCGGATGGATTTGATCACATCCCCATATCGGCCTATGACTCTACCGGCCTCTGATCTTGGGATTCTGACCGTAAATTCTAACTCGCCTTTGTGGTGCGCTACCTCAATATCGGCATCCGCACTAGAGCTGATAGCCCTGATGACTGATGCCAAAATCTCCTGACTTTCGTAGATGTCGTCTGTTGGTGAAATCATAAATTTACCTAAGTCAAATCCCATCAAACCAGCCTCATAAGAAGTGATTTGATGGGGCACATGGAATTGGAACACATCCAGGAGACTCTACCATAGGTTAGTCATTCAGCTCAGATTTGAGTTATAAGGGTGTTTTGTTTTGTTTCGCCATCTGACTAGAGATATTTGAATGTACGAGTTAATAGCATTTTATTTATTGGGGTGCCTCTCTGTTGGGATCTCAGCAGCTATGGCAGTTTTGTATTTCTTGGGCGGACTGACTTGGCCGTGGTACTCGTCACTGATCCCCTTTGGTGCCTTTGTTTGTTTTGGCATCGGGAGGATAGCTGTCAAATCGGTGGTGGATTTCTGCAGAAGGAAGTCTTTTTGAAACGAGAATATATGCAATCTGAACAGGTGGCTGGCTTGATAATTGAGGGGCCATATGATGACGGGGATTATGCTTTGCATGTGGGGAAAGAAATTGCCTTCCTGACACCAAGGCAGATGCTTACCCTGGCGGAAAATCTCATTGATCGGATACCTCAGAAAATTATGGAGGGAGGTGGTGCTGGAGGCGCATAAAAACGGAACACAACTATTGATATGGGAGGATTTCAAAACCAACCACTACACCTGCAAATGTTTTGGGGATGGGGACATATGGGGGGGGGGCAGTTTTTATGGGGGAGGGTAGTTTATGTGGGGGAGGGTAAGTCGTGAGTCATCGGCATGGGTCAGTAATATTTATGGGGAAAATATGTTGGGGTATTTTTGGGGGAAAAAATATGTTGGGGGGGGATGATCCATCTAAATTTTTTTTTTGTGCGAATTAAAGTCTAACAAAACAGGCTGTTAACCCTCTCCAATAGCACACTATATGATCGTATAGTGTGCATAGCTCCTAAAGGTCTGGCTTAGTGACTGGTGGGATCACATCAGCATCTATGGCCTTCATAGGCTCTGCCTGACTCTCTAAGACACCCACATCATTGACAACTGTGATGAATCTGATATTGGGCTGCTGGCTGTGTGACTCACCGGACAGCTCGGCTTTGAGAAGCTCAGTGCTCGCCTTCAAAGCTATGTGTTCACTCTTTGACATCACCAATCTTTTCAACTTCTTGGCGGCTAACCTCTTGGCATCTCTAAGTATTTCATCTAGTGAGCCCTTGATTTCCCTGACTGCCTCCTCCATCACCGGTCTCTTCAGCCTCTTGTAAACATTGGTGTAATGCATGCCTACTTTCTTTGCTATATCTTTTGGGTTGACATTTAAATCTTCACTGTAACATTGTAGAATTGCTCGGTCTTTTTCGTCAAGTCGCAGATTTACTACGCCATTATCCCCCCCATTACTTACCAATAACCTACCCCCCACCCATCAAATACCAAATCACCTACAAAAACACCCCATCCAATCACCTCAGTAACCCCCCGTAACCCTTACCCTTTTAGCCCCACCGATACTATACATTGCCACTACCCCCATAACTATGTAGAAATGTTACCAGATCCTTACACTAATACCTAGCTTCAGCCTATGGATAGCAGCACATGCCTACAGCACAGCCATCAGCTATGATCGCACCATCTCCACCACAATCAAGAGCCCTATATCCCAACAGTTTCAGCCCTACCCCACATACAAATAGCACAGCATCCACCCTCGCTAACCAGAATCAGGAGTCAATGCCATGCCGACCCACCCCAGAAAGCCCATCCACCCACCCAGCAAATCAGCAAAGCAAACATGCAAACATGAATGGCTCTACAACCTATCAAAGGGCTGGTACTGCAGGTGTTGCCCAGCCACAGCAGCATTTATCCACAAGGGATTAACAGGCGTGATCATACTGGACGAATCCACTAGAGAGCGAATGAATCTTATCCAGGTAGGGTGCATATAAT